ACTGGCATAAATGTAGCTGGCGTCACCCGCCGATCCTGTTGAGCCTGTAATGTGGTTGGCAAATTTGTATCGACCACCAGACCAAATCCCTGTCGTATCACGGGCAAGAGCGGCTACCTTGCGGTTTTCATTTTCGCCCCAATCCTTCCATACTGGCTTGCCTGTGTAACGGTCAATTCCCATCGTGTCGCCGTAGTCACCGACAGGTAGGCGGGTAACGGCTGTGCCTGTGATAATGTTGATCTGACCGCCAAGCTTCACGGTGTCGAAACTCGCGCTGTCTGTGCCTTGCGAGTAATAGTGCAGCGTTGCGATGTTAGGGGTTGCTGGCATTGTGACCGTGACAGTCGCGCCAGTTTGTCCCTCTGTCCCAGATCGGGCAACGTGAACAGTAGAAGTCGCGTCGAAGCTGGTTAAAGCTGCACCTGAGTTGTGGGTTCCATCGCTTGTGGTCGAGAACGAAAATATGTGGCCCGTGTTGCTGGCGTCACTAACGTCGAAAATATAGGTTCGGGATGGAAACAGCGCAAGCGTGGGGGCTTTGTCGTAGTGTGTGTAAAACCCGCCATCATCATACTGTTCTGGGCGAACATAATAGTAGCTTTCCGCGCCAGCGTTACGGACATGAACCGAGTACGTTACTGACAGGGTGGCGGGTGCGCCTTCCTTGTATGTCATGTCGCCAGCAGTTGTCATTGGCGTTGTAACAGCCGCCGCAATAGCCGCCGTATCAATAACGTGGCTGACCACTGTGCCTTCGCAATAAACCCAACCCACCGTGTTGGCTGGGATGGTGGGAATGTTGGATGACTGAGTGGCAGTCTTGACCGTGACCGGAACTGGAAGTTCGTTATCTACAACAAAAGCAATGCCGCTGTTCGGGACTGTCAGAACGTAACCTGATGCACTGTGCGAACCAGAGGTATTAGTCAGTTTGATAACTGTTCGGGCAACCTGTTCGTCGGTCAGGGTGCGGGCTTGCTCGGTAGCAAGGGTGCAAACCACATTCTCGACAGGGCGGGATGCCGTATCAACCATCTGCAATAGAGCATCTGCACCAAATAATCTTTCAACAGCGGTTGAGAGATAGACCAGATCACGTGAAGTCGCGGCGGCTGTGCCTGTCGCGCCAGCTAAAGCCTTGCCTTGCGTCTTAATGGCATCGACCAGTTCCTTGAGAGATTGCGTACTCATTTCGTTTTCCCTTTCTAAAGGACGTTGATGCCAAGCAAGACAGCTTCCTCAAGCAAATCTAATCTTGGTTCGGAGTTTGTTTTAAATTCCTGCACTTCGGCAAGGATCGCGTTGCCGTCAAAAAATTCTGTAAACTTAGATGTATCCAAAACAGAAGCGGCAGTATGAGGGTTGGTGCAGATAAGAACTTTCTGCCCCAGTTGGGTCATGTCTAGTAATTCAAAGGCAGTGCCAGCGGCATAAACGCCCCTATGCCTAAAGAATTTCTGGTTGGTGTCGAACCAACCCAAGCTTGCGTCCGTGTAATGCCCAAAGCGGGCTTGAAATACAGGGTCGCCACTTGAATTTCGCTGTACTCGGAAGTCAACCGCACTAGGGTTAAGGCCACCAGAGGCAGTAAACAAATTGTCCATCAAGACGGGGAGAGTAAAGCCGCCCTTCTCGCAAGCCTCAAGGTAATCATCTAAGATATGCTCACCAGTGGTAGCAGATCGAAAATTTAGCTGTTCTGATGGGACGCGAGTACGGGCCATGCCTATTCCTTACCCGCCAATTCAAGTAACTTGGCGATCTTGTAGCTTGGAAGCTTTAATAAGGCGTCCAAATCGTTCACCCTCGCTTGCAATTCGCCAATCGTGGCGACAAGAGCCGCATTGTTCGCAAGAACAGCATCCATGACACCAGTAACATCGCCCTTAATTGGGGTTGTTTCCTCGGAAACCACGGCTGAAATGTAATCACGCATATGTGGCTCAACCCGCGAGGCTAATACGCTACTGTGTGGTCTTGTCATGCGCCCTCATTGCTTCCTCAACATTGTTCAAACGGCGTATGAACCCGCCCAAGTCGAACTTTGATGTGTCTTTCAACGCCAATAATGCCCCTTTTATGGCGTCTATGTCGTCCCTTATTGATGATAATTCTTCCGAGATACGGGCGTTGACATAATCTTGGGTGGATGCCTCAACTAAATTGTCCCAATGGGGGCTGCGAGGCTTCATTGTTTCGGCCCCCGCATTGGAACCAAGTTGCCTTTCTGGACCTCTTGCTGAATGTCTTGCGCTGGCTGCACATTCGCGCCACGCATCTTTTCCTTCATCATCATTTCCTGAGAAGGGGTCGGACCCTGCGCCTGTTGTTCCTTGCTGATCTTAAACTGGTCAAGATCGGCAACGCCCATTGCGCGGATCGCTTCCTCAACAACCTTGCCGCTATTATATTCCATAGACAGACCAGTTTCGTTCAGCATCTTGAGCATGTTAATCCAAGTTTCGGCGTTCTTAGTCGGCTCAAGCGGAAGCGTCCCGTCCACAACTAGGTAATCAATGTCGCCCTGCATGTCCTGTAAGTTGAAGTCGAGGTATCCGTCCTTAATCATGTCGGCTATCGGTGCAGCCGTATCATCCGAGCCAAGTCTGATAGACCCCTCACTAGCGAAGAAATCCTGCACGTTGGATACCATCATACGAACCATCGGACGCACCGATGTTGAAGATATGACACGGCTCAAAACGCCAAGACGTTGCGATCCTAGCTGGGTTAGCCGCTGTATTTCAGTGGCGGTTCTTACGCCGCCTTCTGCCGTGGGCATGCCTTGCTGGGCGTCTGATGCAGCACTTAGCCGTTGCTTGTATTGAGACATAGCCTCAATGTCATTCCAGTGACCGCGCGTAACATCAGGAACCTGTGCAATGAACACACCGTCACCAGCTTTAGTCCCTGGCATTGTCCGAACAAGGCCGTGAGGATTGCGGTCAATCAAGTCACCAATCGCAACTTGGGTGGGATCAACGAATATCAGGTTGGATAAAGCGGCTTGCACGTTGTCAATGCGGCTGCGAAGCAACCAAGTTGCTATGTCGTGCAGCGGTAGCAACAAATCGTAGAGTGATTGCCCGTAAGTCTTGTGACTGTCGTGATACAACCCGCCGATGGTCACGGGGAATTGCCGCCCGTAGGGATTAAGCTGGGCGCGAATAATTACGTTTTCATCTAAGACAGTAATGACCATCCATAAGTGGTCAATCTGAGGCAAGTTTACCTCATAGCCCGCAAGCCGTATCCACATTTCGTCAGTAACGCGACTATCGCCCAGAGTGAAATAAGTGCCGCCACTCTCGCGGTGATTTCGCTCGGCAGGGTCTATAGATAAACCACGGCCCGCTTCCTTGTGCCAGCGGTGCGCTTCCCACCCGCCAGCGGGCGGGGTGAGGCGGTTCCGAAGGGCTGGATATTTTGATAGCTTGGGGTACATGCCCGTCTGCAAGAGAGAGTCATAGGATGAATAGTCATTGAAGATGATAAACTGCATCTTCTCCCAATCGCCCCAGTTGACACGGGGATCATGGAATACCCTGCGCGGATCAAAGTTTGTGATCTGGTTGGTCCGGTTTTTATTATCCCAAGTGATCTTTGTTGGGGCGTAGCCGTATCTAATACAATCAAGTAAGTGTTGAGCAATCCTCGCCTCCCCCGCTGTTCGCCTCATTTGCTGATGCAAGAGCCGTTCAATGATCGCACCCGACTTGCGGCTTTGACGGTTAAGACCCTCTAGCTGAAACATCGGGTTGCGGCCCGTCAATGCAGCCATAAGGTAGGTGAGGACCGTATCTGCAATCGCCCTCGTATCTGCGATCACCGCCTTCTCGCGGAAGGCCGTACAATCGGGCCGAACATAAACGTCATGCGCTCGGTCAGCCTCGGTCCAATGATCATAGCGGCGGCTGATCCTGTCATAAGACATTTTCATCGCGGCCTTGACGTAATCCACAAGGCGTTGTTCGTCCGTGTCGCTCAAGTCAGTGGAAATATCCTCATAAGCCAACAGTTTATTCGCATGTGGGGCTAAATCCACTACGATCCCGTCATTCTGAGGCGTAAACTCGCTGCGATAATTTGTAGATGATACAGTCATAATCTTATTTACTCCAATTTTGCAGGATCAATCGTCCCTTATTCGCCCCAATTTCGCCAAGATGCCCCAGCGGTAAGGTCGGACTTGGTGGATAAAAGACCTTTCGTAAGGCTGGACGCCCCAAATGACGGCGGCTTGTAATATTCTCCGGTGGATGGGGTGCGGGCCAGCACGTCTAAGCCAATGCTAAGAGCGTCAATCTGATCGTCATAGGTTCCAGACGGGAAGGTTTGGCACTCATCATGGAAAGCGTCTAACCAAGGGGCCATTTCCGGTAGCAAGACGCGACCACCCTCAATCAAAGGTAAGACCGCCGAGAGGCGGGATACCTTGTCGCCAGAAGTGCGGTACGGAATGACCGATAAGCCGCTCTCGCGCTTCATTTCCTGTATCAAGCTTTGGCCGCTGGCGGCGTCCTCGACGTAAATGCCCCGTAAGCCTTTGCCCCGCCACTGATTGTTGAGCATGATCATCTTGCGCTTGAGATCGGGGAACTCGTATCGGTCACGGTGAACGTCAACTATGTAAATGTCGCCAGAAGCGTCGAGGCCCATCGTCATCATCACCGTATAATCGGACGTTGACTTGGCTTTGAAGGCTGTATCAGCGGAAATTATGAGGGATGTGAAGTTCTCAGGCTTCATATCGGACGGGTATGACCGCCACCAATGCGACTTTATTAGGTTGCCGCCCTGTATGAAGGGGGATTGCTGGTACAAGGAAGCAAACTCGCGCGGGTTTAGGCGTTCTCGGCGTTCTAAATCCTCAAGAGTAAACCTTTCGGGCCACAATGCCGTGCGCTCAGTCTTGCGAATGTAGCGTTTGCCCTGAGATAAGTTGCGCCATACGTCCGGTGCGATGTAATTGGGGTCAGTCTTGGGCAAATCCTTGCGGCTCTGTTGCCCGTGGTCGCCGCTGATGGGCTTGTATTGCACGGCAGGGAAATTGATGTGCAGCCAACGGCCCTCATTCCAATCCTCTGTCTCCATAAGGCGACCCGCAACATCGGATGGATGCCAGCGGGTGAGGATAACAATTTGGGCGGGCGGTACGTTGTCCTTGTCAGGCTGTAAGCGGGTGCTGAGAGCGGAGACATAGAAGTTCCACACCTTGTTTCGCTGGGTTGCGCTCTCGGCTTCCTCGCGGCTCTTTAAGGGGTCATCCAGCAAGAGCATGTTTGCCGCTCGGCCCGTGGTCGTGCCGCCAACGCCGATGAAGTACGCCGCCCCGCCAGCAGTGGTGCGCCACTGATCGACGGCGCGGCTGTCAGGTGACATTTCAAAGTCGGGGAAGGCTTGCGAGGTCAGGGGTTCGTTGACCAGATCGCGCACTTGGCGTCCGAAGTCAGTGGCAAGTTGAGAGTTGTAGCTTGTGGACATTACAAAGCGGCTGGGCTTGCGGGCCATGAAGTATGCAGGGAATATTACCGAGCCAAATGTGGATTTACCGTGGCGAGGCGGCATCGTTATTAAGATATTACGGACAGGAACGCGCGGTTTCTGCGACTGTTCGTATCCTGACAGGTCGAAGTGGCTGGTTAATTCGTTCTTTTCCAGCAAATCCAAGGCGCGGATCATCTTATTATGGAAGTCTGGTAGCTGCCATGTGGGGTTATGAAGGCGAACATAGCCCTCAAAGCTTTCCTCTGCCTTCCTGAGTTTAAGTAAATGACGCGCGGCGTCCTGTGAAGTCAGCATAGAGGGTTCTTCCCGTGCCACACAGACGTAAATTCTCCATCATTTGATGTGTCATAATTCATCATTGCTCTGTCACCACTTGGTCGGCTTCTATTATATCGCCTACCCCTAGCGCAATTTCTTCTAGTTGTGAACGGGACAACTTTTCGGGTGTGTCTAACAACGTATGTTCGTGCTGCACGAACTGGGCAGTGAGGTCAGGCATGACCTTGTTAAGAAGTGAGGCGAATACCCGCGCTTGTGTGGGGTTCCAGCCGTCATTATGCGTACCCATTACGACCTTGTGGGCCTCAGATACTTGCTCGGATACCTTGCTGTAAATGTCTGCCCGAAGCCGCCCGACCTGTGCGGGTGTCAGCTTCTTTTCTGGCGGTAAAGTTTTCCTTGGTAAGCGTCCCATTGGTTCCCTTTGACGTTTTTAAATTTTGCTCAGATTTATCGGGTGGCCCGTAACTGCAATTCCCAAATTCCGACCTCGCGGGTCGGCCCCTACCCCCCCCATGATCGCCCGTTCCTTCTCATTTTACCCCGATTTTGGCCCTGATCCTGCTATTTTACACACATTTTTTACACATCACCCGCACAATCCCTTGTTTTTGCTGCATTTTCTGCCCCTAATGATAGGTTATTGCATCGGTTCTGCCCTGTTTTTCCTGCTTCAAGACGTTTCCAGCCGTGCTGATTGCCCTTGAAAACATAGGCTTTTTCTAGCCGCTTCCAAACCTTAACAAAATATCAAAATAAGATCGTCCCCTATACGCGCGACCAACATCGAAGATGTTGAGGCTACTAATCCATATCAAAACAACCAACGAACTTGGAAAGGTTAATCAATGTTTATTATCAAGCTTCAATACTCTGGCTATCTTGTTTCTGCCCCTCGCAAAAATAAGAAAGAGGGATGTACTTACACAACAGACCGTTTGGATTATGCGGTTAAACAATTCAAAACAGCCGATGAAGCAACCCAATTTTTAAAAGCTATCAAGGCCCGCCAAATGAGTTGGGGCTGGCCCGCTTATCGGATTGCCAAAGGCTTTGCATGCCAACAGTAAATAATTGAAAGCGGGCCTCGATTTTGGCCCGCTTTGGATTGTTTGCCTCGCGCGAAAGAAAGCAAAGCTTTCTAGGCTATCAATAACTACCACAACCAAACAACAACCAACCAAAGGGGTTTCACTATGCAAATTCAAACAGAACAATTCAATTTGCCGTCACATTGGCTAACGGCTCTTTTCAATGATGACCAATCCGGTTTTGAGGCTGAAGATGAATTCCAATTCGACGCTTGGTCAAAAGAAATGGAAGCCGAATATGAAAGCTTCCACGCTGTTGATTGCGAGGAATACGGGTTCCAAAAATACCATGATGCCGAATGGTACGGGGTTCTAGCTTGTGACGTTCACACAATATTTTTCCACGTCCAGCCTCGCGCGAAAGAAAGCTAAAGCTTTCTAGGATTACAATAACCACAACAACCGAAACACAACCTTTTGAAAGGGGTTCAATATGTCTACTTCCAGAAAAACAATCGACGTCAAAACTGTCAAAACAATGGCAAATCATTTTCTTGCCGCCAAAAATACAAACGATGACGAACGGCAAGCAATCGCCAGCTTTATCGAAAGCATTTTAATGGAAAGCGGAAACTATAAAGGGTTTTCGTATCTGGAAACCGATGAAGTGGCAGGGGCTGGAACCCGCCGCCGCTATAGCTAGAAACCACAGTTTTGCAGCCCGTTTGACGGGCTGTAATGCCGTGCTTTCCTCGCGCGACAACGATCAAAGATCGTTAGGCTATCAATTTATACACCACAACCATTTGACAATCGGTTGCGTATAAGACACAACTACCACAACTTTTAATCTTATAAACTCTTGAAAGGGGTTTCATCATGGCTAATCAATCCAACATTCTTTCCGAAATCGCCACCACCGTTATCGACCTTATGAAAGATCACGGCACGGCTTGGACTAAACCTTGGACCACTATCACAACCAACCAAGGCCAGCCGATTAGTGCAAAGAAACGCGAATATTCTGGCATTAACCGCTTTCACCTCGGAATGGTCATGGCGGTCAAAGGTTATCAATCGCCAGTATTCGGAACATTCCAGCAATGGAAAAGCTTGGGCGCAAACGTCCGAAAGGGTGAGAAATCCAGCGAGGTAATATTCTTCAAAACTCTTTTGAAGAAAGACAAAAACGATAAAGGTGAAGAAACGCTTTCCAAAATTCCACTAATGAAAACTTATCGCGTATTCAACGCCGATCAAGTTGATAACTGGGACGGCTCTTGGATCGAGGTCAAAGAGGATGACCGCGACCAAGCTTGGAATGATGTTTCAAATGCTGATTGGTTGATCGAAAATTGCGGTGCAAAAATCGAATGGAAAAACCAAGACGCGGCTTTTTATATGCCCAGCCAAGACCGGATTTGCATGCCAGAAAAGCGGCAATTCAAAAATGAAAGCGGCTACTATGGAACGATGTTTCACGAGTTAATTCATTGGACCGGAAACGAAACAAGATTGAACCGCAAATTTGGAACCCGCTTTGGCTCGGACGGCTATGCCAAAGAGGAACTGATAGCAGAACTAGGCGCGGCAATGTTGTCCGGTATCACGAAAGTTGATGCCGAACCCCGCGCCGATCACGCCGAATATCTCAACTCTTGGATCAAGGGTTTGAAGGCCAACCCCAAAATCATAATGACCGCCGCCAGCCAAGCCGAGAAAGGCGTCCAAACAATCTTGGACGCCGCGAAAACAACCATTGATGCGGTGGCGGCTTAACAGCCCCACCCCACCCCCTCACAATCTTGAAAGGATTAATACTATGGGACAACTTATTGAG